TGTTCCCGCCGGAATAGTTGGTCTTTTATCTCTTAATTTTGACCAAGCGCTAAAACGTGGACTTGATTCAGCAACCGTAGATGTAACCATTTTAGTTAGTCGCATGAGTGAACGCTCAGCTCAAAACAAGTTGGATAGTTTACTTGCCAGCACAGGTGCTAATTCAATTAAAACAGCACTTGAATCAGATACCACTTTAAGTGGCTCAGTTTCTACGTTGAGGGTTCTTAGTGCTACTCCAACGGTGGTACAAGTAGGCGGAATAGATTATCTCGCCTATTCATATAACGTAGAAATTTACGGATAAGGAGCAGGTGAAATGGATTATACGAACGTATCGGATCGAACTTTTGGGGCATTCGCGCCAGGAGCAAAAGTAACAGACAAAGATTTGACCGCAGAAGAGATCAATTACCTGCTCGCCGTAGGTGCTTTTGAGGCAAACAAAACCAACTCAAAGAAGGATGAAGAATAATGTCAACTCTTTACATTAAAGACGCAGTAGTTAAAATGGGTGCCAGTTCTGCCACCACTACTGATTTAAGCGATCACGTTTCAAGCGTCCAAATTACGCGTTCTTACGAAGAACTAGACGTAACGGCACTTGGTGACCTTGGTCGTAAGCGCAAGGCTGGTTTAGAAAACTCCAGCATCACAATCACGTTTTTCCAAGACTTTGCCGCCAGTTCGGTAAATGCCATCATTGAACCACTTTTAGCTGGAACCGGATATATTGAAATTTATCCTTCTGGCTCAACCGTTAGCGCAACGAACCCGAAATACAGCGCTACCGTATCGGTGCTAGAGTGGACTCCGCTCAAAGGTGGCGTAGGCGAAATGGCCACTGTAGACGCAACTTTCCCAGTTTACGGGGTAGTTACAAAGGCAACCTCTTAATAGAAAGGAATCACCTTGGAAGGTATCAGTATCAAGATTCGCAAAACTGATGGTGAAGAAAATACTTACCCGATTCGTCCTAGGGCTATTGTCGAGTGGGAACAAAAATTTAATAAAGGTCTAGCAAAAATGTTGGGTGAAGAACTTAGATTTGAGCAGCTTTACTATCTTGCTTGGGTAGTAATGCGTAACTCTGGGGTTTCACCTAAACCTTTTGGAAACGATTTCTTAGACACTCTTGCCCATGTTGAGTTGGTGAGTGACGAAGATTTCGGATCAACCGAGATAGCCTAACTTATACGGTAGCGGTTATCTCGGTTCAGACCGGAATTGATCCAAACGCTTTAATAGATGCACCGCCAGGAGTATTGGAAGCGATTATTAAAGTATTAGAAGAACAGTCGCGTAGAGGGGGTAACCAATGAGTAATGGTACGGTTACCCTCTACTATGTGAAAGAAACCCTTGCTGCTTTGGAACAGTTTGATAAAGAAGCGGTAAAGGCTTTTAAGAAAACAGTAAATAAAGAGCTTGTTCATTTGCGTGATTATTCTAGAAAAAACATTCCAGATGTTGCTATGCGTAATTGGAAAAATACTATTCCATTAAAACCGCATACTGACGTAAGAGGCGGCAAAGGATGGCCTGCCTGGGATATAAATACTGTTATTGCAGATATTGTGACAAGTCGTAAAGCAGGCAAAATCGATAAGCGCGCTGGTTATACTACGGTTGGTGGAGCAATTATTAACCAGTCTGCTGCTGGTGCAATTTATGAAGTTGCTGGCAGAAAAAATAAAACAGGCAATACTAAATCTGGGGAACAATTTATTAAAAACTTAAATCGTCATTCTCAACCAAGTAGAGCCATATACAGATCAATAGATAAACATGGCGATAAAGCACGTAAAGAAATTATGAAAGCATTTTCAGAAATACAAGATAATTTACGCAGAAGGTTGGGTGGTAAATAATGGCTTCTAATAAACCTATTGTTGCCAAGATATTTACTGTTTATGATTCCAAGGGCACTCGCGCAGCTCGTAAAGATATTAAAACAGTTACTGACCAGATCGGTAAAATAGGTCGTAAGGCCGCCATTGGTTTTGGTATTGCCGCGGGCGCGGTTGCTGCTTTTGGGGTTGCTTCACTTAAAGCTGCGGTTGAGGATCAAAAGTCTCAGGCTTTGCTCGCTAATACTTTACGTAATACTACTGGTGCTACTGATGCTCAAATTGCGTCAGTTGAAAAATATATAGGATCGCTAGAAATGGCTTCTGGGGTCATTGACGATTCTCTACGTCCAAGCCTTCAGGTTCTTTTAGCATCCACACAAGATATTTCTAAAGCACAAACTTTGCAAGGATTGGCTTTAGATATTTCTGCTAGAAGTGGCAAAGATTTAGAAAGTGTTTCTATTGCTTTAGCAAAAGCATATAGAGGAAACTATGCGACACTTGGAAAACTTGGGGTGGCGGTAGATAAAAATGCTGTTAAAGCAAAAGATACTAAAACAATTTTATTAAGTTTGGCTAAAGTTTATAGTGGTTCAGCCACCGTTGCCGCTAATACTTATGAAGGTCAACTATCCAGATTACAAATAGCATTTCAAAATGTTAAAGAAGTTATCGGCAAAGCATTATTTCCTTTATTAGATAAACTTGGTAAATGGATATTTAATACAGCAATTCCAGCATTTGAAACTTTTATCAACCAAAATGGGCGCAAATTAGTGGCTGCTTTTAAGACGGCAGTTTCTTATGGTTCAGCATTTTTAAGGTTAATTATTGACGTTGTTAAATTTATGGCAACAAATTCTAAAATTATTATAGGTTTTGGAACCGTAATCGTTGGCGTGTTCGTGGCAATGAAGGCGGCCGCCGCTTCGACCGCAATTATCAACTCTATTAAAGCAATCATTACTGTAATGAAAACACTTAGAGAAGTATCACTCGCGGCGGCTGTTGCCGAGGCTTTTGCTACTGCTGGTACAAGTGTTGCCGCTGGCGCTATTGGTGTTGCCGCTTTCGCGGCCGCTATACTCATTGCCAATAAAAGTTTAGATTCTTTAAATACTGAGTTTGATAAACAATTATCTAATACTTCAGATTTAAATTTAGAGTTGGGTTTAGGAACGTCTAAAATACCTGATTATACTGCTGGTCTTGGTTCATTTACTAATGGTGTTGATTCTACAAATACTAAACTAAAAAACACTGCAACTAGCACTAAAGAACTTAATGACGCTATGGGCGAGATGGCAAATAAATTGCGTGAACCTCAAGTGATGCTGGGTTCTATCCAATCTGCTTTAGCCGCGATTGGTTTAGAATATGATACTCTTTACAAAAAAGTAACTGGCGGTACTGGGAATGCAAATGTTCCACCCCCTGGCGGTAATGTACCTCCCCCTATTGTTGTTCCGCGTGGTGCGGCCGAATCTGGACTACCTTTAATTCCTTCTTCTTCATATGGTTCAACGGCGGCGGCCGCCGCAAATGCACCAAGTTACCGTCCAGGTGGTACAGAATCGGCGGTAGCCAATGTTGTAGTCAATGTTCAGGGTTCGGTAGTAAGCCAAGATGAGCTAGTGAACGCGGTTATGGCTGGCGCTAACGCTAAACTTCGAGCGGGTGCTAAATTCTTTGCTAATGCGGCGGCCGGATAATGCCAACCCTGAACACTAATATAAAATTATCATCAAGCCTTACTGTTAATGTTTCCACCCTGGTATTAAACGCATACATAGATCAACCATTTGATCGCGTTAATGACATTTTCTTGGCTGGTACTGGTTCACTTACTTTTGCTGATTATACGGGTGACTGGAATCCTCAAAATACTAGCTCACCTTACTATGGGCTTTTAGTTCCTATGGTTCCTATTACTTTGACCGCTACGTATGGTTCAACTAATTACAGTATGTTTAAGGGTTTTATTAAATCGTGGACATATAAGCCGGCTAACGGTATTGAAGTGGCTTCCATGACTGTTACGTTTATTGATGGTTTGGGTATCCTTAGTGAAGTTTATGTCGAGACTTTAACGTATTATGCGGCGGCCGATTGGACTACTGGATATCGCGTTTACGGTATTCTTATTGAGTCAGGTTGGGATTATGTAAGTCAATCGGTTGTTTATGCTGGTAATACTTACGTGGTTGCTGACCCTGGTACTCGACGTACTGCTTTGCAAGCTATTCAGACTATGGAAAATTCTGAACTTGGTGCAGCGTATTGTGATTCTCTTGGTAATCTGGTTTTCCTGGGGCGCGACAATATCGCTCAACTTTCAGCCAGAGTACCGTTCTTATTTAATGATGATGGTACTAATATCAGTTACCAAGACGTAGCATTCAAATATGATACTGATTTCATTTATAATTATATTCAAGTCTATTACAATGACCCTAATAGTTGGGTTGGTGTAGGTGATACTGTTTCTCAATCTAAATACTTTGAGCGAGCCTTATACCGTCAAGATAGTCTTATTCATTATCAAGATGATGCGGTTCAACAAGCGTACGTATTGAGTGCTGGGCGATCTAACCCTATTTTACGTATATCATCTATTACTTTAGATATTACAGACGGGCAACCTTCTAACCGTATTGATGCCGGTTTGTACATGGATCGTTACCAACCCATTCAAGTTACCCGCAGTGTTCCTGGTACTTCCAGTATCACTAAAGACCTTATTTGTTGTGGTTTGACTTACACAATCACGCCGGATAAATGGATGGTCAAAATTCAAACCATGGAACCCGAAATCGCTACCTTTGTTTTGGATGGAACATATCCGCTGGCTGGCGGGATTCTCGATACTAACCAACTTTCGTACTGATGATAGGATACTGAGCATGGCTAAACAGACTTTTACGGCTGGGAATGTTCTTACGGCCGCACAAGTGAACACTCTTCAACAGAATGACTATAACCAGACGGTGAGCGCCAAGACTGCGTCGTATGTTTTGGTTGCTTCTGATGTGGGCACTCGTATCAGCATGAACTCTGCGAGCGCTACGAC